GGAAACTGACACGTTGGTGAATCATTTCGATTCTCCTTCCGCTATACCTAGTCAGTCTGATTTCATTGTCAATGGACAAGGCTATCAGTCAGATCAGAATATAATGGATTTTCGTGTCATTGGTGGTAGTAATTCTGGTGGCTCAACAGATATCCGCATCCGTGAAACAAAAACGGTGTGGGCTGTTGGGTCGTTCAGATTCTATCGCCCGGAGTTTGACGATAACCTAATTGGCTTTGAAGGCCAATTAGCAAACATACAGCGTCTATTGACGTTGTATGGTGTTAGGATCAATCCGACCGTATTGTGGAAAATAACACCATGGACATGGCTCATCGATTGGTTTGTTCATCTCGGCGACTTTATTCAGCGCTGGGATGATTTCATCAACGATGGGATCGTGGCCAAATATTTGTATGTGTGCCAGACTTATAGGCGGGACGTAACTAAAACTGTCCAGTACTATTTTAAGTCTGGTACCTTCGCTCATAGTTGGCAAAGATCTTTTGTCACTAAACGAAGGGAACCTGCAGATAGTCCTTACGGATTTAACCGACCATGGAGTTCTATAACTCCTAGTCAATGGGCAATTCTCGGTGCTATCGGCCTTGGCCGAACTCCGAATTCCCGCATTAACACCGGGCTATAGCCGGGCTGTCGGAAATGAGCTGCCGATGGTCTTACTCGGTGTTTAACGCTCCAATAACATAGGAGGTTAACCATTCTTTCAGATCCACAAACAATCACTGTTTCTGCCGTTGCTCAAACTATGCCAAAAGTTGTTCAAGCCGATATGACTTCGTCATACGCCAAGGACGATAATACGTTTGGCCTTTCTATCAGACATACGTCTATTAGGAAGGACAAAAAACAACGTATTAAGCATTTGGTCGTTTTTAGCAAACGGGCAGTTGTTCCGGATCCGTTGACAGCCGTCAACGATTTCGAAACTCTGTCTGTCTCAGTTCAGATCGACCGGCCTGAGGCCGGTTTTTCTGCTTCTGATGTTCAGGCAATGGTGACAGGTTTTCAAACCTGGCTCACATCTACTATTGTTGGTAAACTTTACGGAAGAGAGTCGTAAGACTCCTTCAGAAAGGACCTTTAGGTGTTAAAGAAAAATTCTTCTTTAATCAAGGCTGCTGTAGCGATACAGACTGGTCTTGAAGAACTTGAAAGCCACGGGGTCGACGTAGATCATATCGTCGGCGTTAGTGGCCTTCTAGGCAATTCGAAAAAGACTCTCGTAGGAATACTCTCCGAAGCTATTAAACTCGGAGGGAGCCACGAGGCCTTTGAAACTGCGATGACTTCAGCAAAAGCGAAGTCTCTTCCACCTAAACCGCGTTCGCGAATAAAATAACGAACGAACAATAGTGTAGTGATTACTGTGGCGCTTCCAGCGTTCTCTGAGAGAATGGCTGGATTACTACCCCCTAACGGAGGAGTAATGAAAAGCCACGTAAATGACTATCTTGTGTTAGCGCAAAGCATCTATGAAGATGCTTGCGACAGGTGTGCTACGAAGGCCTCCAGTCGCGACCTATTAACTCTCCGGTCGCGTGTCGAAGACGAAGGATTATCGTTCCTTACGATAACCCTTCCTAAATTCGCTCAAGACGTAGAACATTGTCTTGAGTTAGGATTTATCGACCCAAAGTGTTTCCGGAGTTTCAGGAAACATAAGCGAATCCCTGCTTTTTTGCAAGGTATGCTTGGTCAAGTCTTCGATAAGGAGACAGGAAGGATTAACGACTATGATAAAACAACTCTCCCTCCAAATGATATTGCTAGCCTTGTTGATAGCCTACGACAAGTTTGTAGTGCTTTCAAAAAGATTAAGCTCCCGTGCACTCCTAAAAGGGTGGAACGGGCCTTGGAGGGCTACGTCGATAATGAGCGTTCCTTTGAGATGTTCTCGCTGTCGGGAGAAGATACCGCTGCGTTTAGCAGCGTGTCTTCTTTGCTTTGGGATGGTTTCGTATATGGTTTACACCTATGCGATGCAACCCCTCGGCATGGACCCCGAGCAACCGCAGAAGGCTATACAGCTAATGAAAAGTATAGACATCTTCGGTGGCACGATCGTCTCGAGCCTTATTTCCCTCTTGTTGATACTTGTTTTACCAATTCTATTGGCGAAATCAATTTCAACTCAGAGGAGCTCAAAGCGATCACGTTAGTGCCTGCTGGCGACGAACAACCTGTGAAGGTTGTTACGGTACCAAAGACTCTCAAAACCCCAAGAATCATAGCGGTAGAACCTGCTTGTATGCAATTTGCACAACAGGCTATTAGATCTCTTCTATACGATGGGATCGAAAGATTTGATCTAACTTCTGGTCATATTAATTTTCGTGACCAGTCTGTTAATCAGACTCTTGCTAAGATTTCGTCGAAGGACGGTCGGTTAGCAACGATCGACCTATCTGATGCTAGTGATAGGGTTCCTTATTCTCTAGCAATGGAAATGTTTCGTTCCAATCCTGAGTTAAAGGATGCGATCGATGCATGTCGTTCGACGTCGGCATTGCTCCCTAGTGGTCTTAAAATTAGTCCGCTAAGGAAATTTGCT